GGACACGGCACAGTGGGGGAAAATCTTGGGCGATCGGGCTGCCCAGGATGTCTCCCTCCCAGGGGCATTTGTGCAGCCCCTGCCCTGGTACAGTGGTGGGGGGCTGCCCATGACCATGGGAATCACAGGCGTGGACCCGGCCCTGTTCCAGCCGCAGAAATTCCTGTCCCGGCGTGGTGTGCAATTTGCCCAGCCGGACTTTCGGGAGCCGGATCCAACGGCAACGTGGACCGATCCTGACATTCCTGGCGCGCAGCCGATGCCTGATATTGCCTCAATCTTGGGGCTGCCCACAAACATGCAGCGTCTGTGGTTTGGCGCGGACCCCACCGACCTGGAACATGCGTATCGAGGGAAGGTCGAAAGCCTTGGGTACACAGGACGGGAAGATGAGCTACGCCCAGATTTCAACGTCCTCGGAGGTCCGCAAGGTGGGGGCTACGCCTCGCGCCGTATCCCGACGCCCTTCCCGCGGCGTGACCCTGCGACTGGGCAGATGGCTGAGATGCCAGGTCCTGATGTCCCAGGGGGTTGGGATCTTGGTGGCCGTGGCCCCCAGATGCCAGGAGTGGATGTCGGTGGGGGGATCCCCCAGCTCCGAGCCAACCTGGAACTGCTGGGTGTGCGGTCTGACCCAGAGACGGGCCAGCTTGCGATGGATCAGCGGGAGCCAGGCTGGACACCAGAGAGTGGGACCGGAGATCCAGGCTACCTGACCACCCCCAGTTGGGCACCTGAGTGGGCCATGAATCAGATGGGGGGCGTGCGGCAGCAGAACCCCTGGGAGATTGGGAATCAGGCCATGTTCACGGGAGACACCAACACCCGTCGCCAGTTCCCGGCAGGCCCGCAGCCCGGTGCCGGACTCGACCAGCCACACTGGAGTCGGCGGCGTGATTCAGGGACATTCACCTAGAGGGTAGAATGGCACGCTACAACAGAAACCAGCCAGGGTTCCCAGGTGGGGGAGACCCTGAGAACTACGAGGATCCCTTTGCACCCCCTGGTGGGGAGTGGCCAGGAGGGGGCTCAGAATTTGCCCCTGAGGCGATTCCTGAGGCGATTGAGCCGCCGGTCCCGCCAGCAGTACAGGCTGCACCTGATTACCCTCCCTATGTGCCGCCCCAATCTACGGAAGTCGACTTGCCTGAGGAGCGTATCTTCCAGGGGACGCCACTGACTGAGGACATCTCAGATACCTGGGCAACGCCCCCCTCGACGGAGGAGTGGGTAGAGAGTTTTGCGACTCCACCTGCAATTGAACAGCCACCGCCGCAGGCACAGGCAGTAGCAGCCTTAGGTGTGCATCCCAAGTGGTCAGGGGACCCGGATGCGTCTGGGGATCGCACTCCAAAATGGGATGAGCCCTTCCGTGCGGAGTGGGAACAAGGGATGTCATGGAATGCGGCGTCGGGGGTGATGGAATTGCCAGCCCCGCCCTACGTCGAACCGGAATCAGTCCCTGTGCCAGAAGCCAAACCAGTCCCACAGGCACCCCCAGCACAAGCGGAAGTCACAGAGGTGCCACCAGCACAGGTTCCCGCGCTGCAGCCCAAGGCGCCACCAGTCGTCGCGCAATCCAAGGCTTCGCTGCCAGTCGAGCGGAAAATTAAGGAAGGGTGGGGTGGGGTGAAGGCTAAGGAGAAGGCGGCAGTAGCCCCAGCCTCAGCAGTTGCGGCTCCACAGCTTCCGAGTGGGGAAAAGCTTGACCTTCAGCTGCCAGCGCAGCCTGTAGTTCTCCCGAAACACCAGGAGGTGGAAGTCCCGGTAGCGGGCACAGAGACGACAGCTCCAATCACAACCGCCCGTGCTCCACAGGTGGCAGAGGCAGCACTGCTGCCAGCAGATCGGCAGATTGCCGCTTCTACAGCAGCAGCAAAGGTGCCTGCCGGATCGATGGGCCCCAAGCCCCAAGCGGATCCCTTTAATTGGCAGACCCCAGATACCCCACCGTATATTGGCCCATGGGCGCCACCTCCCCCACCACCACCACCAGATGATTGGCCGACTCCCAAGGACCCTGCCCCAGCCCCCGAAGGAACGCCAGTGCCTGAGGAGAAGGAAGAGGAGAAGGAAGAGCCGTTTACTGGGCATGAGGGGCTGATAGATCGGGCTGATGCTGGCACGCTTACGGAGGCAGATATAGCGTGGTTGCAGCCCCTCTTTGACACCTTTGACTTCGACCCCGCTGATGACTCGCGCGCACACCTGAGTGCGGCCTTGGGGGCTGCCCGGTCTGGACCTTTCCGGGAAATCCTGCGCCGTATGGGAGCCACGGGTGCGATTGGCGGGGGTGGGGAGCCTCCTGTGGAGCCTCCTGTGGTACCCCCAGTGGTACCTCCTGTGGTACCCCCGGTAGTACCGCCCACAGTGGTACCTCCTACAGTGGTACCTCCTGTGACGCCGCCACCGACCACCCCACCACCGACCACGCCTCCGCCGACAAATGGGGGGACTACAAATATCCCTGATGATCGGGTGATACCCGATCCGAATATTCCACTGCCTCCACCATCTCCACCCCTTGTCACAGAATCACCCCCCGTCTCGGGGAATGTGCAAACCGACCTCGAGGTGCCCCTGACTGGCTCACAGGCCACAGATCCCTCGACCACGGATTACCCATACAGTGTGCCCCAGCAGCAGATGATTGGGAATATCCAGGTCGGGGAGGACCCCATCTCACGGCTGATGAATGCAGGCCTGGCCTCGACGGCCTGGGGTGGAGGCACGACCCCGACCGATCTGGCTGGCCAGACCCAGCGGGCCCTGCGCGGCATCATGGGCGCGGGGGGACAGGGTGGGGCCGCACCCACTGAGCAGGGCTGGTTCATGGAGAACACCCTGCGGGACCTGATACAGAGCGGGGGGCGCTTGCCCCCAGATGTTCAGCGTCGGGCCCAGGAGATGGAGACCCTCCGTAATCCTATCGAGGCCTTCAGGCAGGCCCAGATGGCCCAGGGACAGGCGGCCATGGCCTCACGGGGGACACTGGGCATGGGACCAGAGGGGAGCTTCATGGAGGGGCTGGAGGGGCGCTTGGCTCCCATGTATGCCCAAGCTGGACAGGAAATTGCCCTGGGTGAGGCCGAGCGGGCTGACCAGCGGTACCGGGACGCCTTGCAGCTGGGGACAGAACAGGGACAGCAGCAGGCCCAGCGCCGAGAGGACCGGCTGTCCAATACACTCTCGCTCGCCACAGGGATGTCGGAAGAGCAGAGCCGCAACATGCTGGCCGCGGCCCAGACCTGGACCGAGCGGCAGGATATGCTGGCCCGTGTGGTTGGGGATGAACTCGGGCGTAATCAGCTGTTCAACCAGTTCCTGTTCGAGGCCGGGATAGAGCGCGACCAAGCCCTGGATGATATGCAATCAGGACGGATCGCAGATCTGCTTCCGGCTCTCAACCAGTTCTTGAAATCTATCGGGACATCAGCGCAGGGCTTTGTGCCCTATTACGAGGAAAGCTCGGGCGTGCGGACAGCAGCGCCTGGCCAGCGTAAATCAACAAGGGGTGGTACGGCCCAAAATCCGCGGCCTAGTAATGGGCCAGATAACTACGAATATTAGGGGAGTTACAGCTTATGCCCATTGATCCCAACACCGGAAAGCGGTTGCCGTATCCAGGGGAGCCTGGTGGAGGTCCTCCCCAGGCGGGCCCCGCGCGGGGACGCCCTCCCGACCGGCGGATTGGGGGGCTGGGGAGAGGGGCAGATCCCCTTCCAGTGTCTGGAGGTCCAGCGCAGGTAGGGGGCCAGCAGGAGCCGCAGTTTGGGGCGGGTGGGCCAGATATGCCGACGCCCATGCACGATACCCCGCTCACCCCAGGACCGCCGCCTCCAGATTTTGGTCAGGGGCGTGAAGATCCTCCGTTTGGACTGCCTGGGCCGGATGGTCCAGGGCCTCCAGGACCACCACAGTTCCCAGGACCTCCACCACCATCTCCAGGCCCAGACGAGTGGGGCGGACTACCACAGGAATCCCGACTTGATTCTCTGCTGCCACTGCTGCCACAAACAATGCAGCCTCCCGCTTTGTTCCCAGGGCCGATGTCTCCAGGACCAGGACCCCCTGGACCTCCGGCTCCACCTTGGATGCCTGATGGGGGCCCCATGCCACAGCCCCCTCGGCCGCCCAAGCCTGATTTCAGAGCGCCCTGGGATCCCACGAAGCAAGCCATTGACTACATGCCGGGAGACCCTGGCTACAACCCTGATGAAGGCAGGGGGATGTTTTCCCCCTGGATCCCAGGGTCTCCGCACCAACGAGCTGGGGCTCAGGAAGGGGTAGACACCTGGCAGGAGCTACATGAGCAGGCAATCCAGAGCAGCGAGCGGCAGTGGATGGAGCAGAACCCGTGGTGGGCGAGTCAATGGGCACCCCATCCCCAGTGGACAGGCGATCCAGGGTCGGATGATCCCCACGTTTACCCGAAATGGGATGAGCCGGGGCGGTCCGAATGGGAACAGGGGATGGTATGGAACCAGGAGACACAGACTTTTGAGATGCCTGGGGCAGGGTGGACTAAGGACCTTAATCCCCTCTGGTCCGGTGTGGGGAGAAGGGGTACGCAGGGGGCGCAGGTACCCCCAACACCGCCAGTCGGGGGTGGGCGTGAGGGCATGGACCGAGACAGGGATCGAGAGCAAGCCCTGCTGCGCAGCAGAGAAGATGAGCTGCGTATGCGCGAGGACCAAGATGATAGAGGCCGCGCCAGAGAGGTGGAGCAAGAAGCTCGACGGTTCGGGGAATCCCAACAACTCGAACGATCTGCGGATCGAGGGGGGATGGGCCTCGGAGCCTACGGAGCCGGGGGCGCTGTCCCTGGGGTCGGGAGGGGAGGGGCCGTGAGTCCTGAGAGTGTGCTCCCCGAAGACCGGCGCAAGCGGAAAAAGCCTGAAGGGCTAGGATTCTAAGATGGCTGGGGACTGGAAAGACTTTGTAAGAGGGGCCCTGGCGGGGGCAGGGTCTGGGCTGCTGCTATCCCAAAGGGGGGGTGACGCAGAGGCGAGCCCAGAGGTGAGCCCAGAGGAAGCCTGGTGCCTGAGCCAGAATGGGTCATGGACTGGCACAGAATGTTATATCGGGGGTGTGGTGCAACTCATGCCAACTCCAGGGGGTAAACCTTCCAACCGCATTATTGGTGGCCGGACTGGGCGTACACAAGATCGGGAACGGGGGCCGCAAAACTAATGGCATTCAGGCGCAGGGGGAGACAGCGCAGCGGGCGGGGCACAGGCAACATCCTGGACTCCCTGATGAAGGGCATCATGCCCCTGATGATGATGCGTGAGCAGGCGGGGCAGCGGGCAGAGGCTGCCGAGGCCGCTCGTGCAGGAGCCCAGCAGACAGGGTTTGCGGGGGCATTGGCTGATATAGATGTCAGTGAGGGAATGACTCCTGGGGCCTTCCGGTCTAATGTGGAGCGTATTGGGGCTGGCTACCAACCAGGGGCGGGCCCAAACATAGAGGCGGCACTCGAGGGCGCTGAGAATTATGTGTTGGCACCCCAAGAACGCCTGAGTCTAATGGGGGGGAAGGTTGGAGCGCTAGACTACGGAGGTCTTGGGGCTCGACAAATCAAGAACCTCGCTTCGGGGTTTTTTGACCCTGAGGAGTTACGTCAGCAGGCCATGGAACTGCCCAGTCGAGGGGGCATTCTAGATGTAACAGGCGAGACACCAGTTCCAACATTTTCTGAGCCTGAGATTGGGCCCAGCACGACCCCCTCAGGATCCCCCCTGATGGAACCATCAGGGCTTCTGCGGGATATTGGAAGCCTGGTTGCGGAGCGCCAGACAGGCCTTGATATTGAGGCGAATCGGGCGGCAGAGGCCGTAGGCGCAGGGGTTTTGGCGTCACGAACGGCGACCGCGCAGATGGATCAGATGAAAGGTGATAGAGACTGGGCATTGCGGGCAGCCATGGATTTCTGGGGGGATGAACGGACTGCCACTGCGGCTGGAAATGAGTTCGAGCGTGGAGCAACACTGAGACATTTAGGTGCCATGGGGGCTCATGCACAGTTGGTTGCTGCGGCCCAAAATGTGGCGAGAGAGATGGTGGGGGCCATAGAGCAGATTCGTGTAAAGGTAGGGTTAGAGCAGCGGAGAGCGGGTACGCCATCCCTTCATAATACGGCTGCGACTTTCCTACGCAACCCAGTCCGTGTGCAGTTCCTTGACGGCAGTGAGCGTACCTTGAGACCAGGCTGGATGGGCGTAATTTATTGGGCCGAGAACGGCAGAGACGTCCTTGGCATCATGGACATTGGAACCCTGACTCCTAATACATGGACAACAGCCAGTTCTACGCATCAGGCGTGGATGCTGGAGCAGGACTTTGAGGACTATGCCCGCCTGAATCCTGAGGATCCTCTTGATGCCCTTGAAATTGACAGGATAAACGAGACGTTGCGGACTCAGGAACTCAGTCCCATTGGGGTGATTGGGCGTGATGCAGGGGAGCGAGATGAGGCAATGACGTCCCTGGAGAATAGCCTCAAGCGGAAGGTGCAAATTGTGACAGCATCTCAGGTCCCTGGTGGGCCAAGCCTTCTTGGAGGGACTGACGAGGGAGAGATCGCCTGGCAGGAGGCTGTTGCCCGAGCCCAGGCAGCAGAGGCAGATGGGTCGATGGACGCAAAGGTGGCGGAACTCTTGAAGATTGAGGATCAGTATCGGTCATGGATATCAACAGGGACTTTTCCCCGTGAACCAGACATACAAGAACTCAAGCCCTTTTCCCAATTTGTGGATGAAATGATGGAGTTCTTGGATGATGAGGACCGGCTTCCGTCTGCTGTACGTCCGGGAGCAGCGGGTCGACTCCGCTGGGGTGGTCGAGACTAAAATCCAATGCCCCAACTAAGCCAAGCCCAGGCTGAAGCCCTCCGTCGCCTTGACGAACGAGCCCTGACTGAGGGCTGGGATGCGGAACGGCGTCAGACTGTCGAAGGGATGCTGTTTGATCCAGCCACCTCCCAGTCGATACTGGAAGCATTCCTGGGGGCAGACCTAGCCCAGTTCTCGCAGGACCTCCCCGCAGTAGCTCCCGAGGTCCCGATCGCAGGGGTGGAGGAGCCCCTTGCCCCTACACCTGTGCAGCGGCGGGGAGCTGGGGCCTTGGCCGAGCGGGTGATGGCCGAGGCAGACCCAAGCAGCTTACTGCCGACAGGGGAATTTGTTGAGCGGCCTAGTATCCCTGCCCCACCAAGCTGGCCCCGCACGCCTGTCCCTGCGGATTGGGATGAGGACCCCCCTGGTTGGTGGGGAAATCTAGCTGGGGACACCAAACTGT